CCAACAGATCATTATTATATACACATGATAGCAGAAAGATTACGTGAACAAGAAGCGCACTTATTGGAAATTGAATTAATTACAAAATATGGCAGAAAAGATATAGGGACAGGAATATTAAATAATAAAACAGCCGGCGGCGAGGGTTCGTCTGGTCGTATTTTGTCGGCAGATACTATAAGAAAAATGAGTAAACCAAAGTCTGAAGAAACTAAGAAAAAAATGTCAGCTTCACGTACAGGTAGAATATTTAGTGTTGAAACAAAAGCAAAAATGAAGGCTTCTGCGCTAGCAAGACCACCCAAATCAGAAGAGACTAGAAGAAAATTGTCAGTAGCAGGCACAGGTAAAACACGCTCAAACGAAACTAAAGAAAAAATGAAATTAGCACAACAGCAGAGATGGAATAATAACGATGAAGATTAATGAAATATTAGCTGAATCGGAACTTGATCAATTACTCGATCAACCCGAAGCAGACGAACCGCAGGAACCCGAAGCAGACGAATTCGGCCAGAAACCTACGCCAAAACTTGATAAAGCCACTAAATTTGCAAATGCTACCGCTGGCGCTATTGGGTCGGTATCTAAAGCAATAGCAAATGCACCTGGTAAAAGTTATGGTAGTTCATTTATTCAACCCGCTGCACAGTCGAGTAAAGTGCAATCAACACCAGTGACAGCACCAACAATTCAGCCAGGTGTAGTTGCACCAGAAAATGCAAAGTATCTTAGAACACTTGCAAATAATAAAGTTGCAACTAATCCAACCGGCACACCCGAAATTGATGCTGTACTTAGATCTGCAGGCATGTTAAAACCATAATAGAGAACATATATGAAAATTAATGAAATATTAGCAGAAAGTACTGTAGACGAAGGCTTTGTTGACTTTGCAAAAAAAGTAGGTGGTGCATTCTCAGCTGCAAAACAAGGATATCAAACATCACAGGTATCGAGACAGCAAGCAGATCAAACTACTAAAGTTGTTACTACTGCATTACAGAAATGGATTGCAATTAATCAAAATATATTGGCATCAGGTCAACAATCTACACCAACACAAGCAGTACAATGGTATACTAACTTTTCTGGTAAAGCACCGACTGCACCGCCAGCAAACACAACAGATACAGTAATGAAACAATGGCTTGCAAAAGAGATTTCTAATTTTATGGCAATCCGTGCATTAGGACCAGCTGCAACTCCACCGGCACCAACTCGCACAGGGGGTAAGGTAGCAGGCAAAGTAAGTCAATCAGCAAGTGCTGTCAGACAACGTCAAGCACGTGCTAATAAAACAACAGTAACACCACAACCGAAGGTAACACCACAGCCAACAATAGGTGGCCTAGGACCAAATGATCCTAGATATGCGGCATTAGCGGCTGCAACTAAAAATGCGTCAGCAACTCCAACAGTTTAGATATGGATATTAAATGAAGTTATTTGAAATTAAAAAAGAAACACCAAAATGGTTACTTGCAGAATTAGGTATTCCGTTTGGTGATACAGCGCAACAAGCTGGACAACAAGCTGGACAACCAGCACAGCAAGCTGGCAGTACCGGTGTATTTAATAATCCACAGGCACTTGCAGCATCATTTGAACAATTTATGTCTGCTGGTGGATCAGTTCCTTCTGCATTCCGTGGTGTGTTAAAAGATATTTTAAGCACAGCATTAAGTAAAGTAGAAAGCAAACAAGTTAAAGGCCGTAGAATTTAATCCTCTAAATGTTCTATCTATTGTGCTAATTAGATAAATAACTGTATAGGAGATTTTATATGTACGGTTTCATTTATCTAACAACTTGCACTATTAACAATAAAAAATATATAGGATTATGTTCGCATGAATCTATACATAAAGAATTATATTTGGGCAGTGGCAAGATATTAAAAAATGCAGTTAAACGTTACGGTAAATCTAATTTTACTAGAGTGATATTAGAGGAATGTTCGAGCTGGCAAGAATTATCTGATGCCGAAATTAAATGGATTGCTTACTATAATGCAACCACAAATACAGAATTTTACAATATTGACTCAGGCGGGTATGGTGGTGATCCTACTACTATTAAAGAAATTTGGAAAAATAGAACACAAGAACAAAAAGATATTATCGGTGACAAAATATCCGCCACTAAGAAACGATTAGGATCAAGTAAAGGTAGTAAAAATTCGATGTACGGTAAACATACGGGTAAATTAGTACAGGCAGTATGGGATTCGCGCACTAACGAATATAAGAAAGAAATTGGTGCAAAAGTATCAGCTACACGAAAAGAAATGGGATCAGCAAAAGGTGCCAATAATCCAATGTATGGTAGAAGTGCTATAACTGAAAAAAATCTCAAATGGTATACTAATGGGATAGAAAATAAATACATTACAGAAGGTACACAATCAGATGGTTTTGTTCGCGGTCGAACTAATTTATCGGGCAACATAGGAAAACGAACAAATGCAACTGCACGAAATACAAAATAAAAGTCCTAGTTGGATGTTAGTCGAATCAAAGGCATTATCAATGCATATAGAACACTTAGAAGATTTAATCTTTAATAGTGGCTATGTGGGTGCGCAAGCGGCATTAAACTACGTAGAAAGTTTACGTGCTATGTTAGCAGAAGGCACAGGAACAACTACACAGCTTACAGTTAAGTGGGACGGTGCCCCAGCAATTATCTGCGGGATTGACCCAAGTGATAGTAAATTCTTTGTAGGTACTAAATCAGTATTTGCTAAAGGTGAGCCAAAACGTTGTAAAAATGCAGCAGACATTGAAAAATGGTATGCTCCACAACCAGAGCTTGCAGCAAAATTAACAGCAGCCTTGCATTATCTCCCTAAACTTGGAATTGGAGGAGTTATTCAAGGCGACTTAATGTTTACTCCGGGCGATGTAAGCACAGTATCTATTAATGATGAAGATTGTTATGTGTTTACTCCAAACACAATTACGTATGCAGTACCAGTTGATAGCAACTTAGGTAAACGTATTGCAAAAGCTAAACTTGGTATTATATTTCACACTAGCTACGAAGGCACTTCATTAGAAACAATGAAAGCAAACTACGGAGTAAACGTGGGTAGCTTGCATCAAACATCAGCAGTATGGTTTGATGATGCAACATATAAAGATTACACTGGTATCGCAAGTTTAACACCGAGTGAAGATGCACAAATTAAACAGCAACTATTGTCTACACTAACTACAATGGAAAAGATTGGGCAAGCTCGCTTTGACATTATACTAACTAACAAAGAGTTTGCTCGTAACATCAAGCCATTCATCAATCAAATGATTAGACAAGGCGAGCACGTTGGCGAACCAATGCAGTTCTTACAAAAGTTTATTGATCATACATCTGCTGAACTAATGAAAGATATTGAAACCTTATCGGGTGGTATTAGTGGACGTGCGGCACAAGGTCGTATTACTAAGATTAAAGAAAAAGAGCAATGGGTTGCTGATAATGCAAACAATTTGTTAGTTATACTTGCAACATACAAAAAAGTAATCGAACTTAAACACACGTTAATGCGCAAACTACAACAAGTAGAAAGTATCGGTACATTCCAAAAAACAAACGATGGATATAAAGTAACAACTCCAGAAGGCTTTGTTGCAATTGGGCACGATGGCGGAGCAATTAAGCTAGTTGATAGACTTGAATTTAGTCGTACTAACTTTGCTCGTAGTGCTTAAAAACAGACACATTACAGTATAGAATTTTGCGCAGATGATAAATAAATGTATGCGCTTAAACACGCAAACTTTAAATTTAGGAGAAATATTATGACTACACCAGCTCGCGTTAACGGTGGTGCTTTACCAGTAGTAACAACAGGTCGTTCATTACAAATGTTCACTGTTAGTTTAACAAGCGTTGAAACAGGCTATTCAGCTGTTGACAGTGACTTTGAAAAATTAGTACGTGCTATCGAAACAATCGGTACAGTTGAAATCTTGGGTACACCAGCTGCAGGCGCATTCCGTGTTGCTATCTCTGGTTCACAAGTTACAGCAACATCAGGTACAGGTTCTTTACAAGGTATCTGTAATACAGCAGTTACAACTACTACAGTTGCTGACTTCGTATTTTAATTTAAAACATTAAAATGTAAACTAAAAAGGCAGTTTTATTACTGCCTTTTTTTACGACTATAAATATTGCTATGGAAGCATTATATCAGTATCGAGCATACACCCTAATAGATATAACCGAAACAAAAGTACTAGCACAATCAGTGGAACAACAGAAGCAACGCAATCAACAACGTAATTGGGAAACAATTAACCAGTTATTAAGTTTGCGAGCACAGTTAATAGAATTTAACTATCTGACTATGGTTTCTGCTGATGTTGCAGAGTATTCGTTTGGTATTAACTATGTAGGTACACATAACATCTGGGCATTTGACTTTGCAGTTGAACACGAAGATGTTTATGCACTTAATCACGACAAATTTGGAGTACTTAAAGATGATTTCAAAATTGCCCCAATCATACTTGGGCTAGACGAAACAGCTCACCCACCATTGCCACTGTTTTACGCTAGTGGCGCAGATAAAAATATCTACTTTAAAACACGTACTTAACATATTTCGATTGTAACTAAATATTAGTTAGATGCAACAACAATAATCATGGCACACATTAAGGCATAAACTAGGCTCAACGAATACGCATCGCTAAACTTAATTGGACAGCGACAATGGCAAAACCTACAGAAATAGAGAAACAAAATCTAGAAGCTCATGTTGAACTGTGTGCCGTAAGGTATGGTAGTTTGGAAAATAAACTGGACAATTTAGAACAGAGAATGGATAAACTCGAGTTACATCTTGTTGACATTAAAAATTCACTGGCTGATAGAGTTGCAGGTAGCGATAAGCAAACAATCAGCATATTTACAACAATGATGGGTGTTGTACTAGCTGGACTTATTGGTTTTATTACACATGGTATGTTTAAGTAATAAATACTTGTATGAAAATTGTTGAACTCACAAGCAAGTTATTACTTGCGATAACAAACGAAGAAGCTGAATTACTAGAAAAATTCATCGGCGAAGATACTATTGCTAAACGTGATCTTAATGAACGCGAACAATTAATTGCTGGTCAGCTTACTGTCAAAGACGTACTATTACGCACAAATGATTCCGGAAAACTCTATTACAAAAAACGTATTAACTGAAATCGACGTTGAAAAAATACGACGATTTACAGAAGCTGAACTTGCTAAACATAGTAAAGGTCCGCTTCCATTCTGCTATCAGCTGGGCGCAGACACACTAATCGTTGGTAAGTATAAAATAGTAAAGATAACAGATAAAAGCTGGCGTATAACTAAAGATAACGAACAAGTGTTTGACTTCTTTAATCGCAAAGATGCTATATTTTATTGCATTGCGCTACATAAGAACAAGTATGATTTAGCACAAGAAGTACGCATTAATGATAACTTAATTGGCATACTTGAATTTGATGCTATACTGTACAGATACCGTTATAAGCAAGCACAAGAGAAGAATGATGATTGGAAAATTGCATTATATTCAAACAAATACACTGAAACAATGCTTAGAATTGAAGAGTCAAAGAAACAATTAAAGAAGTCTATCGTTTTGATAAATAATATTAACTAATTGAATTCAGGAAGAACTAAACATGAAACTATCAGAAATGTCATCGACATCTGCAAAAAAAATTAATAAAGTATTGGAAAGTCGCTTCGGTTTTGCAATTGATTATGATTCATTGTCTATTGCTAAAGCACAACGCTTAGGCGAAACAATTTCATTAAACTTAAACAAAATCCGTCATAGTGCAGATTTTCACACTGCGGAAACAAATCCACGTTATATGGAATTGTTAACAGTACAAGAAGGCATTAACACTTGGCTTACTGAACAACATCAACAATTAAACGAAGGTGAAGTTGGTAATGCAGAAGTATTATTAGCTGCTAAAGACATGGTTGATAGTGTACAAGATACAATTGAAAAAGTTGGTAAAATGCAAAATGAACAACTTCCACAGTTGTTAGACAGCATCCGTGATCAAATTGGTTCACAACAAGCTGATGCATTTAAAAATGCTGTAGGTGCAACATTAGATCAACTAATGCAAAACTTACAATCTGCACGTGAAGGTGTTGACACTGGTGTACGTGTACTAAGCGGTGAACAAGTTGACCAGCCAATGGAATTAGGCGGCGAGCCAGCTATGGGTGCAGAGCTTCCTCCAGCTCCTGAATCAGATTTTGATACAGAAGAACCAGCTGATGGATTTGCAGCAACTGATGCTGCTGTCGGCGGAACTGAAACATTAGGTAGAGAATTGCGTTAATGCGTTTACGCGAATTTGCAAGTGATGCCGCAACTCCAGAGTCTAACTTAGTTACTGCTCTGGAATTATTGCGTCACCGTTCACAGGACAAATCAACTCCAGCAACAATTAGTACAAAAAGTCTTATTAATCTAGTATTAAACACAGACAAATCATTTAGCTATGATGCACTAGTTGATGCTAACGAAAACAATCCAGCAGTAAAAAATCTTATTAAAAGTTTTAATCGAGACCAAGTCATCCTTGCTCCATTAAATGATGGCGAAGATTCAACAACTACTAACGTAGGCGATCAACAAGGGCAAGGCCAATTCCAAGCACCAGTCGACGATGTTAGTTCAATGGCAGCACGTGCCGCTAAATCACGTGGCGCCCCAATAGCATAATAATCAACGCATTGACATCACCACATAAATAGTGTAGTATATTAGTATACTATTGGAGATTAAACTCGCAGGCTTGTGCGCCAAGACACTAAATACATGTATGAAAAACAAATACGGTATTATTAAAGCATGCTTATATTGTAAGAATGAGTTTGAAACTAAACCTCGTTTTTTAGAATATTGTTCTCAATCCTGTAAGAATCCTAATAACAGAGCAGGACATACGCCATG